TATTGGTTATGTCGTTCATTGATAGACGATCCTCGATTGCAGAAATGTAAGGCTGCAAAGAATAAGCGACAAACTCTTTACGTCCGTCTAATATATTTTGGTACGTCATTGAGTTATTCATATCGGCGGAAATGTAATACGCCGGGACGTTCATAGCGCGAGCGATTTCAGTTGCTAAATATTGTGATGCTTCGTTATACATCATATCGCGAGGACTAAAGCCAATATTTTCTGCGGTCAAAGTCGAGGTTAAATATGCCGTACTACGATTTTTTCTCGCAGAATTCCATCCAGCTAACAAACCTTGGATCTGTGTCTCAGGTAAATCAGCTCCGTTATTTTTTAGGATAGTAGTAGCCATTGGCGTAGCAGCGCTAACAGATGCAGCTCTTTGTATATCCCAAGCGGCCTTAATAGTTGTACCTGCGGTTTGTAATACTCCAGGAATTAACGATTGGAAAGTAACAAGCGAACCGATACCGCCCATAGGTACAAGCTGACCATCTACAAAATAATCTTTAACCTCTGTACCGTATTGGTTAGTCGTAAAGGTAACGCGATTGTTAGCGACCCACTCAAAGCCGGACGGCCTGCCATCATCGGCGTATAAAGATGTAACGCGCCAATATGCAACCGAGTAAAAAATTAAACTATCTACAGTTGCGGCAATAGTTACGCTTCGAGGTTGGCGCTGGTCGGGTTGCTCTAACCAAACTGGAGATCCTAATTTTTCGCCTGTAGATTTTTTATATAATGCTAAATCGATCGATGAGATAACTCCGGCTACTAGGTTTCTACAGCGGCTAACGCTCGCGACCTGTAAAGCAAAGTTACGATCAATACCTACGCCGTTATAACCAAAAGCGCTATTAGTGTTAAATGATCCGTAGCCGTAAGTAGTATCCATTACGGCGGGTGCATACTGCGCCTCTACTGTCTGCTTTTCAGCTGACTTAAAACCAAGCGTTTGTAATAGTCCCATAGTCTCCATTTTCCCATAATGTCAAGCATAAGTACGGCTATCTGCCGCGTGTCTAAACGTAAACTTTAGCCTCGCCCATTGGTTGATTAAGGATATGTACGACCATTGATAAACCAATCGCGATATCTACAGGCCCAGCCGATTTACGCCGGACGATACGCCAGCTATCCGGAGACTCTTTAGCTGCACAATTCGCCATATGAGTAACGAGTGCATCTTGTCCCGAGTGTACGAGTCTTTTATTAGCTAGAGCTTCGTATAGATCGCCGGAGGCCTGATAACCCTTTTGCCCGGAGATATCTACGATCTGTATGCCGTTTACCTCGAGGCGTTTGGCTATTGAGGCGGTCGTGTACTTGTCGTAAGCAACTTGCCGCGGATAATAAACCTTGGCCCACTTAGCAATAGCGTTAGCTACGAATAACTCATCGATGGATACGTCCGAGTGGAAAGTCTCAAGGACTGCTACACCGATACGACCATCGGCAAGGACTTGGCCCATAACGAGCGAACCGTCTCTACGACTCGGGCTAACATCAAAAGCAAAGATAGTTAAAGGCCCGGGTGCTAGCTTGAGATCCTTATCGCCTGCATCCTCAACAGACATATGAGGCCAAGGTGAGGCTGTACTGGAAATCCATTGGCAAAGCATCTCTGTTTTTGTAGTTTCGATGGGTTGAGTACTGACCGCTTCGGCTAATACGTCCTCGTCGAATAGGTAGCCAAGGGCCGGGTTTGAGTAAGCCCAGCCGTCTCGATCATCGATCTTACAAAAGGCCGGAGCGCTGTACTCGTAAAAGCCAAACGTCTTAGGCGGGTTAGATAAAGCTCGCTCGCGTAGGTCATTAAGTACCGTGCTAAAGGCATCTCCGGCGTTTGACGTGTACAGGGCTTGGCTATTGACCTTTGCACGAGTCGTAGGCGTAGCTGCGCGATAGCCTTCCTCCGAGATTTCGCGTAGCTCGTCGATGTATAAAAATGAGGCTGTACGGCCACGGCTACCGTCGCGAGTAGCTGCAACTACGTCGAGCCTATGTCCGTTTTTTAACTCGATCGACTCCGTACCATTGGCGTATCGGATCTGTTTAACTTGCCTGCTCAGCTCGGCCGAGCCCTCGATGGCGTAGGCCACTTGCCTAAAGGTGTCTAAAGCCATTGATCTATTAGAGGACATAATAAGCACGTTAGGGCTATCGAATAAAAACATATGCCCCAGCATCATCATACGCGCGAGGTGAGTTTTACCCTGTTGCCTCGACGTGAGGACGAGATTACTACGCCTGATAAACATATTATTTTCATCTACCGAGGTCATATCTTTAATTACGAAATCTTGCCACGGTAAAAGCGGTAGCCCGATACTTTCGGCCAGCTGAGAAATTTCATCGCCGCGATTTTTGCCCTTGAGGTAAGGACTATGTAGGCGAGGCTCAGTAGCCCCCTTACGGGGCGTTTTAGGCTGGGTCATATAATTATCAATTCTGATCCGGTTGGCCTACACACGGCCCGGCAAGGACTGTACTGGTCGTTTTTGGGGAGGAATTGCCTCGAAAGGCAGGGGGGGTAGAATTGGCTGCTAAAAAAACAGCCTGTGAGCGTGAACCCTTCGAGCTATTGCATCGTCTACACGCTGCTACACAGTTATCCATATCCATAGGATCGCCTCCGGCTTTGATGCTACGCACGTGATCTACCGTACTGGCATCCTGCCCACAATAGGCACACGTGTATCCATCTCTAGCTAATACGGCCAAGCGTATGCGCTTCCAGTCTCTCGTAACACGTGGATCGTGTCTACCCTTGACCATCTCAGTACCAACCCTTAGCTTGATAGAAAGCCCAAGCTCTACACGGTGTGCGGTGCTTATGTTCGATGTATTTAAGTCCTCGATCTATCTGCTTATATGGATCCATCTCTTTAAGTTTAAGTAATTGAGGTATGCCGTACGCTGAGGACTTAGGGTTATCTGCGCGTGGATCCCATCTACTTTCTTTATTCCACAATAGCTCTAAGCATCTATATTGCTTTGCATTGAGTAGCTTCATATGAGCATATAACTTATAGTTTTCTTTATCTCTTTGTGTACTTACCGCCTGAGCTGTAGGCATATTGGTAAATAGCAATAGCCCGGCCAAAAGCACCAGACATCGCCTGCGAGCTATCCGCCTCAGCGGCTCGCCTGCGAGTATGGAGCGTAGTCCTCTAGTCAAATACGTGTCAATCTTGAGCGTGTGTTTGAGCGTGTCCCACAGGTTATTAACCCCTGTGGATAACTTCTGTGGATAACTATTTAACATCTTTGCCCTCAGCTAATTTACAATTTTCTGAGTGATTTTTAATAGATACTTGCAGAATAGTTACAGCTACTAAAGGCCTTGCATTATCAATATTAAAGGTTTTACCACAATCGCATATATGAGTAATTTGTGTCCTCATTTAGACCCACCCCAACCTTTACCCTTAAAGCTAATGCCCGGCGCGTGATATACCTGCCTCATATGAGTACCGCAGCACATAGGCGCAGCGTTTGATGTTATAGGCTGCTCAAGCTCATACCGGATATTGCAGCTAATACACTCATACTCATACATCGGCATCGGCTGACTCCATTAAACACACGCCCATAATTCCGCATTTAGTACATTGGAGCGTTTTAACGTTAGGTGGCAGGTTATCGGTAATAATGCGTTCGATCTGATCCGTTACCTTCTTGCACTTACGGCACTCGTATTTATATGTAGTCATTAGGCCCTACAGTCTGCACAAAGCCACATTACGACCTCACCTGATACATCTCGCACGTTAAAGCCGTTTAGGGCTGTCTGCCATTTCTTGCATTGGTCGCAGTACTGAGCAGCTACTACGGTTACGTTTCCGTCGTCGTGGATCGTAGTAGCGTATCCATCCTTAATAAAGGTTAATTCTCCCATTACAGTTTTACCGCCTTATCTATATGTAACAGCGCTATCTCTTTATCTACTGGAGCAGTCTTATTAAAGGTGCTGGCAGGTAAGCGCCGGGTAGTCCATTTAATAGTTATTTTGCGTAGGTTAAACGCGTATATGCCTTGAGGTGTCTCGTTAATGTAAAACGGCGTATAGCCCAGGCTGTTAGCCTGTTGCATTAGTGAGTCGTACTTATCCTTTTCTAATAGCAGCTCGTCATAATGCGTGTGTCTGCACTTAAGCTCTACTACCATCCGATAACCGTCACTCGTTGCATCGATGTACTCGAAAGCATCATTAGATCGCTCTAAATCCTCTACGTACGTAGCTTTAATGTACTTAAACAGATCGTCCTCGGTCATAGGTTGAGGCCATCCTCGCATCGCTTACAAAAGGCTACGACTAGCCCGTCCTCACGTACGTAATCGTTTATAAACGTATCATTATCGCATTTAGAGCAATTACCCGAGCCGCCATATCCATCAAAAGAGTAAATATGGCCGTCGGTTGCCCGGTAAATATCTTTAGGGTTGATGGTCATACTTGAGGCTCATACTTTCCGGTGCTACGTAGCACATACCATCGCGGCGTACATTGAGTAGCTTTAGTTCGCTCTGTGCAGAAATACCCGGCCCAGCTCTTAGGCGATCCGGTAGCTGATTGCTTCCAGATCATCGTGCCGTGTGAACAGCGTGGGGCCTCAGCTACTAACTCGCCGCCTAGTTGCGTACTGATATCTGCTACAGCTGTAGCCATAGTAGGAATATCCTCTATAGCTGCTCGATTGCTCCACGGATCCGGATCAGCTGGTAGGTTTTCTACCTTTTGCATATCCTGAACAGTAGGCCGAGCGTGTTCGCTTGGTGTTAATAGGCCTATGACACGTCCGTAAGCACTTGTAACCGTATCCTCTATAAGCCATTTTTTCATATTGTTAGTTAAGTGTGCAACGTTACCAAACGCATAATCTACGGCGCTGGGCAAGGCATCCTCGTACTCACGATAGGCCTCAGCTTTAACCAAAACCGTACCTTTGATTACGTCGATATCCTCGATGTAGGCTATTAAACGCCCGGTCGGGAATTCTGATCTAAAGCGCTTAATACGAGCGTTTACATCCTCGTAGTTATCTAGGAACCCCATTAGATTAGCTCGCTCTCTTTGAGAGCCTTAGCGATTGCACGACCGCGCACAAAGCCCTCGCCGTGTCCGTGCTTAAAGCCGATCGAGTATCCGATCACCATAAACATAAAGCCCATACCGCAGGCTGCTAAACCGATTAAAATGTCCATACTGTTCATTGTTCGCCCTTTGTTAAGGCCGAGCAGCTACCAAACCGAGTAGCCCTCCCGGCGTTTGTAGTATCAGTATGAGGCTATCTACTGACAAAAGGCAATTATTTCGCTAGGCGTGTCTCTAACAAAATCTCGTATATCTTGTCGATCTTGTTATCCATACGCTCGACTCGAGTCTCCATATGATCGATGCGGCCTCGTAGGTTATGTCCTCCGTTACCGTCCGGCCTTAGCTCTGATAGGTAGTACTTAACTAGATGACGGACGAGCCCAGCCCCTAACCCCAAAATGGTACAGCTCCCCACAGCTATACCGATTATGAGCTGAGCCCCTTCCATTACTTAGTTACGCCAAACTGACCTTCGGACGGTTGGAGTGCCTTAAGTAGTGGCCCGATTAGCCCAGCGATAAACGCGTTAGCCAATACTTTCGGATCGGTGATCCCTGACATATACAGCGCTGCCGCACTTGCCAAGGCTGCACGGCCGTAAGATTTAGCCGCTGCGATTGCTTGCTCTTTCATTGTCTAGCTCCATTACTGCCCTTAGGGTTTGTTTACTGTAAACCTAAACTCGAGATTAACGCTTTAGCCTTTGCAGCTGATACCTCTACCTCAAAATGCATATCGTCCGGCCTGCTCTTAAAGTCGCCGCCCCACTT